GCCATCAAGCGTACCGAGAACCCGTGCGATTAACTCGCGCATCGAGGGCTCTATCACATTGTGGAGCATGAACCACTGGACGCATCCCCATGCCACGACAACGATTACAGCCAAGACACGCGGTGTAAGGTCGTGAGTCATGATTGCGTAGTTTCTGGCACTATCTCTGTCAGAGGCAGCGATGCGCTCCAAGTCGATGTCGAGAGACTTCATCTGTACCTTGAAGTCAGCATCAACCTTTTTCAGCGCCGCTAATTGCTCTGCTGTAGGGTTTGCCAGTGCAAGTTTAATCTCTTCGTCAGAGGCATCCTGATGACCGAAAAGCGCACCAGACAGAGCTTTCACAGCCATTCCTGCTACTGGTCCTCCCATAGCTGTGGCAAGAGTTGGTGCGACTGAGTTAATCAGTGGACCGAATGTTTTGAGAAAATCCATGAGAGTTCCCTATAGCTTAATCAGTAGAAGAAAACCGACGATACCCATTGCTAACACTAAACCCATCACGATCAAGAATAGCCCAGCAGCGTCTCTTATCTCTGCATTGCGTTCTGCGGTAATCCGCTCTTCTTCGCGGTGTTGCCGGTCAACCTCTTTGCGGATCTCGATCACTTCGCGCTGGACTGACTCGTATGCGTGTATCCCATAGACAGAGATGAAGAGATTCTTGATCTCTTCCTGCATCTTGAACGCTTTCGCTTTCGCGGCGTAGCGCTCCATTGCCTCTTTCTCAATCTCGGCAGGGTTAGAGAATAAGCGCTTCTTTGGCGGAGTAGCGGCAATATGCGTTAGTTGACCAACAGCGTTCCACAGAGATCCGAGATCCTGTGCCATTTCCTGTATTTCTTTACCGGCAGCAATAGCACCTTTCAGCCCATTGTAAGCGGCTGTCGCTGTTGCAATTAGTGTAATTGGGTCCATTCATCGACCTAACGCTTTAAATACCAAGTCAACGAAGAACCCAAACACTACTCCGATAATCATAAGAATAGCGCCAGCACCCTTCCACCGGTTCATGGCAGAAGTGATAGATTTAACCTCAGTCTTAAGCTCGCTCATGTCACGATGAAGCATCTCGATTTGAGCTTCCATGCGACCGATTTGTTGGTTCAGATCATCTGCCATGGCGAACCTCTTATCTTACCAAGGAGTAGCTTTAGTGACGGTATCAGGAGACACTTGCTTTGCAATCTGTCCAGCGATTGCTGTCTCATAAGACGATACCTGTTCAGCACCGAGTGATTCCTTCACCCATCCCGTAACCTGCTCAAGCGTGAGATTGCCGTATTCAGTAAAAGGATCACCGGAAGTGTAAGTCACACCGGCTGTTCCGTAAACCGATCCGGTATAAGTGCCATCTGTGCCTTCAAGCCGCCAGTGGACGGTGTATACCACATCGCTTTTGCCTTCATGTTGAGGGTGCGCATCCATCGCGCTGACGGTCCAAGTGTAAGTAATAGACATTAGTGTGTCTCCTCAGGAGTCGGTGCAGGCTGAATCTGGCTCTGCGCTTGGTCACGGATTTTCTGAACAAGTTCAAACACGGTTGCATATGGCGCATTACCAAGTGCTTGAAGGATCAGGTTTACTTCATTGATAGTCAGATCAAGTGTCATTTTGTCCCCTTAAGTGTGTCAATTTCTGCTTTGAGTTCTTGAATTGCCGCCACAAGAAGTGGGATAACATCTGTGTACGCAACGCCTAGTTTTTCAGGATCATTTGCATCAACCGCTTCTGGCAAAACTTTCTGTACATCTTGAGCAATCAAAAACGGATGTTTTATTTTTTCTTCATCTGAAATAAAATTACCAATAACAGCTCGCAAAGAATTTACTTTTTGTAGCGCATTATCAATCGGAATTAAGTTTTCTTTTAACCGTTCATCTGATGAATTTACCCAAGCTGTTCCGCCCCAAGCATAATAGATAGAATTGTTGTCTGTAGAAGACGAGCTCCAAACAACGCTAAATTTGTCAGAGAATCCATCTAATCTGCAATATCTGCCAGCAGTTCCAGAATTATTTCCAATCGCAATATCTGCGTTAGAGTAAATGCCTCCGCCCCATAAACCAGCATATGACGTCGTCCCCACCAGCAGATTGCCGCTGGTGTCGATTCGGGCGCGTTCGGTGTTATTAGTTCCAAACGTCAATGGAATATTGCTAGTTGTATACACAAAACCAGTACTGCTATCAGTTCCAAATGTAGTTGTCCCCGCCGCCCCAATAATTTGCCATTGTGCATAACTTCCAGAAGTTGTTTTTAATTGTGCTGTAACACTAGATGAATTTTGAACATCTAATTTGTAACCCGGCGAACTCGTCCCAATCCCGACGTTGCCGCTGGAGTCGATGCGCATGCGTTCGGCGTTTGCTGTTCCAAAAATTAATGGGCCAGTTTCTAAATTCCAAACGTAAGAACTTGTTCCATTAACTTGAATTTGAAAACCATCAGCATTTGTGGTTCCAGTGGTTGTATCTTGAAGTTGGATGGTGGCTTGCACACCAGAAGGATTATAAAGATTTAAATTTCTGCCACTCACCGTTATAGGCGAAGTCGTCCCAATACCGACGTTGCCATTGTAGTCAATACGCATGCGTTCTGATGGAGATGCACCTGAACCTGTGCCAAATGCAATATACTGATTAGCCGAACCACCAGATTGAATGTAAGCATAACGATTGTCAGACAGGTCATAAGCGCCTGTTATGAAATCCAACTCAACTATCGGAGTACCAGTAGCGTTTCTGTTTTGTATAATAGAACGCGTCGTTCCGTTTTGATCTTGACGAACTTGCAATATACTACTTGGCGAACTCGTCCCAATCCCGACGTTGCCAGACGTATTAACTGTCATGGCGGTCGTAGCACCGTTATTGCCGACCTTGAACGAGATCGCATCAGATGTGCCGACACCGGAAGTTGATTTGAGAGTCAACGTCGATGACGCAGTCGTACCACCAACAACTGTAGGCACAGTTTCAGATGTAGCGCCGACCGCAGTCGTATAGTTGAGAGTAGTAAATGTACCCGCAGCAGCCGCAGTTCCACCAATCGCTGGAGGAGATGCAAGATATGTAGAGACACCAGTACCCGTCAGAGTTCCGGTAACCGTCAAAGTCTTACCTGTGCCGATATTCAGGCCAACTGATGTGCCATTACCGGCAGCGTTAAACAAACCGTCTACGATGTCCCAGTCGCTATTTGTCTTTGTGCCCCACGTATCACGGGATGCTCCGACTTCAGGCTTCGTCAGGTTAAGGTTCGTGGTATAGGTATCCGCCATAACGGTAACTCCTAGTTAACTGTCCAAGTCTCGCCAGAGATAGTCTGCGGCACCCATGTCGCTGACGGGATAACACTGCTATCCCATGACTCAGAGCTAACACTTTGCGTTGACCAATTCTCTATCACATTTTCTTGCGTTTGCCACGTCTCTGACTGGATACCCTCAGGCTCCCAGAGATAGCGACCCGCAGCACTCATCCCAGATTGGCATAACACACCAGCGACAGCGTGCAGAACTCGTTGCGCTTCTGCTGTAGCTGTTGATACTGCAACGATATTAGCAACACCACGCCATTTTGCTGTAGCGTTTGCGGTAGAGCCAGACTGTGAAGCTAAAACAGCCGCAGCAAGTCTCACGCGTGTCGCGGTGGCTGATGCCGCAGAAGTGGCGCTCGCAGCGGCAGACGCAAGCTGAACGGCATACCCGTCAGCCGTCGCTCCAGACTGCGCCGCGATAGTTTCGCTGACAGTGCGAATGACATATGGGCCAGCGTTAGCGCCGCTCGTCGCCGCAATAGCATCAGCCGCAGTGCGAACCCGTGTTCCAGACGCGGTGGCAGTACTCGTGGCAGGTATGACGCAAACAGCAATTTCGGTATCAGCCGCAGCCGCACCTGACGACGAGACGGATATAACGTTCAGTATTGCGTTCTGGACGCGGGTGCCGGTTGCTGCGGCATTGCTAGTAGCTGCCGCTGTAGCTGACACTCCTCGCGTACGAGACGCTGTCGCTGTCGAGTTAGAGGTTGCAGTTATTAGGTCTGCCGCAGTCCTGACACGCTGACCAGACGCGGTCGCGTTAGAGGTAGCCGTCATCGTACAGGTGGCATCTACGACTAATGCTGTGCCGTAAACGCCTAACCCGTAATCGAAACTACCGTAATCGCGACCGTTCGCCATTTATCAGTCCAAGGTGATGGTCAAAGCACCTGTGTTGAAGCGAAGCACGTCGCCGGTATCGATTGTCTTGGACGCGGTAAGATCAGCGAAAGCTAAAAGCGTACCACCAGTAGAGGCAGTGAAAATGCCTGCCGCAACAATCGTACCCCAAGAGCCACCTGCTGTCGGGAACTCTACCGCAGCAGAGTTAGCAGCCGTCGTAGGCGATGTACCTGTTACGGAAAACGCAACAGTTTGACGAGCATAGGATGTGCCTGAGCACTCAGTACCGCCACCACCTTCGCCAGGAGCAACAGTGTAAAGCGCAACATACCATGCGCTCGGACGAGTTGCCGCGTTTGCAGTAAACATCCAGTTCAGAACGAGATCTTCTGAGTAATTGGTAAAACCAGCCATTTCTAACTCCTTATCCGTAAGTTATTCGCGTACGAGCAATCAGCGGTCCACCACTGTGTAACGCCTTATCGCTTTCAAGTTGCAGTGAATCAAGCCGCGAATTGTACATGTTCGCGAATAACCCGACACGCTGATCGTCCAAGAGGAACGGTGAAGCGTGAACGAGAGCACCATACAGGTAAAGGTCAGGAGCCTTTACGAGTAACCAGTTTGAAGTGGTCGTGTTGCTGAGAGACGGGATCTTACCGTAATAGACCATCTCGATATCAATATTTGATCCCGGTGCAGGTACAATCTCAAGCGCGTCATCCATAATCGAATAGAACGACGGCTGAGTGATAATCTGCTGCTTCAGGATTTTGTCTGCCTCATCCAGTGTCACGTAACGCAGTGGCTGCTTACCGTCGATGATATGGATATTGAGAGCCTCAAGCCAGTCAGCAGGAAGCTGTACATATTCTTGGTTACTGGTCGCCTGAGCACGCACAACCATTTTCTGGTGGCGTAAACGGCTGTTAACATCAGCTTCCACGAACTGGATAAAAGTAGGTATCTGAGACGTTAAATCGTCACGGTTCAACCATGACGCGATCTCGGACTGGAGTGTGGCGTAACTCGTAATTGTCATCGTCAGCTCGTGTAATGGTGAGTCCGATAAGGACGGGCTTCTTCAGTAGTCAACCACCGCTTCAAGGCATTCTTGTCATGAAGAATACCACGCTCCTTAAGCTGCAACAAAACAAGCATAGGAAGACGAGCGACTCTAACCATGTCTCCAGATCTGGTTGTCCGTGAAACATTATTCATCTCTTCTTGGTTGAACTTCGCAACATCGCTGATGTCGGTCGTATCGATAAAGTGCATCGTGCCATCATGCTCGACCTTCATCTTGGTCGTAGTGCCGGTAAAACCGTCATGGCCTAAGATGAACTCACCCGGTGCGTAGTCTTGCTGTTTCATAGCGCTCCCCAAGATAAAAGAGGGGCGGCGAACCGCCCCTCTCTATTATCAGGCTGAAGTCGTGAGGTTTGCGATAGCAGCATGAGCCTTTTCAGCCTTCATGCGGAGACCGTATTCCACGACGAGTTCTTTCTTGATCGAGTCGCCGGTCTGGGCAACG